CAACCTTGCGCTGGCCCATACGAACTTCCCATACAAACTGATCATGTGTCTGATTAATGGCATCAACAATCTTGCGCGAGTTGTCAACCAGACCCAATCCAAGCGGGCTATCGGTACGCTTGTTGTTCATTCCAGGCGCTTTGAAGTACGCAAACAATGGCTTGGTTAATCCAGTCAGTGTGACTTCTGGTTGTAAGCCAGCATACTCATCTAAGCGATCCAGCGGCACTTGTACGCCAACCTGGTTGATGTTCTGAGACCGATACAATTCATTAGTGATCTTGTAGGAGTGATCATCGTTCCACTGATGAAACTCAAGCAGCGTGTAATACGTTGGCTGATTGTCCTCTGTGACAGTAGTCCGGGATGCAATCGCCGCTTCATTAATCTCATTCGTGTTGCTGTGGAGAGGATAGAACTGATCCGCACTGACCCACGCGAACTTAATCTTATCGTCTTGAACATATGGCCGAATTGCGCCGCCACCTAATGCGATGGCCTCCTCAAGCTTCTCTTCGTAAAGGTTGTAGAAATCATTATCTGCCAACACATTTGAGATAAAGCCATTAGCGGATTCATCCCCAACTGTGATCGCACATTGCTCATTAAAAACGATGCTTGCCAATCGATGTGCCGCCATTTTGGTGACGTTCACTGACGACAGCTCACGAGTCAGTTCTTGACCATAGCTGTTTTTGTAGTGCACCATGCCGAAGTCGTCGCGGTAATATTGTTTAGCAACTCGAATCCGTTCATATTCTTCACTAGGGATTGAGATACGCTCATCGTCAGTGATGTTAGTCAACTGCTTAACCATGCCCAGCTTTGCGCCTCCTTTCCTAAACAAATCTTTGATGCGGTTGATAAAGCTCACGTTGCCACCTCCTAGTATTTGAGACCAAAGGAACGTTCATTATCCAAGCAAAGATACATAAACTGGTCACACGTATGATCATCAACCTTGATAACCTTAGGATCGTCACTCTGCAGCGTGTTTTCATCCCATTGATACTTCTGATGTTCGGCAATGAAAATCTCGTTATCTGGACGATCCAGATAGTAAAAACGACCTTGAGCAAGCAAATCTTGCACACGGTCGATCATGTCTACTTTTTTTAGTTTTTTTACTTTGTGCCAGTGCACCCCATAATCGTTGTGGAACTGGTTCTCCAACGCACCTTCTGCGGAGTCAATCGTCATGTTGGTGATTCCGAAATGAAGCTCTGACATGTTCTTGTCAATGAACTGTTTGAGATCCTGCGACAGCTCACTAGGCGGCTTCTTATGACTCTTGCCTTGTGGTGAATAGTAATAGGTATCATACAGGATTACTTTGCCTGTACGCGTCAAAATATAGCACCCACAGGTCGTTGCCGAGATTTCATGACCAGTGTCAGCCGAGTAGTAGACTCCTATAATCTCATCATCAGCGGGCAGTTCATCAAGCGGTTTGAACAGACTCATGTTGTAGATATTAGTACCAAGTCCAACAACCTCACCCAAGTACAACCAACGATAGTAGTCATAGTCATTCTCTTTGTATTGATTGATGAGCTTTAGCTGCTGATCCGTTGTAAAACCCCACTTATCATCTAAATAAGTCGATGTATCGATGTAATAGTCAGGATTCTGTTCCTGTTTGCTGATCCACTCGTTTATCCAGTCATATGGATTCTTAGGTGGGTTATACGAGTAGTAGACCGTCACGTGGTCCACATAATCTGGTTTCTGTCGGATAAACGTTGGGTTGGCCTGGTCAAATACATCCGGTCCCTTGAAGTTAGCCGCCTCTTCGTACCAAACCGCAATCACGTTGTCTACGATGTTGGACTTAAGCTTCATCGGATCATCAGCACCGTAGAAGTAGAACGTACTCCCAGTGCGCTTATGCGTAATCCGCAATGGCGACTTATAAAAATGATACTCATCATCCATATGCAGCATGGTCAGTGCCCATCTAATCTGGCTATATACTGAATCATGCAGATAGCTGGCGTTTTCCCGTACACAAACCACGTTGACCTTGTGCCCTAGCATCGTCCAGTGCTTAACCTTAGTCACCAGTCTCAAGCTAATGACCGACGATTTGAACGAGCCACGACCGCCTTTGCAGATCACGTATGGCTTGTCAGTATTCCACATTGGATAGAAGTGCGGATTGACCATGCGGCTAAGCCTTATCGTCGCCATCATCAATCCCTCCAATATCATCAATCAGTACTGTCTTATCGCCTGTATCATTCTTGCCAGTCAGCTCATCCCGTCTCCAGATAGCCGTATCAGCCTCTGCCTGCAGTTTCTTAAGCTGTGCGGCAACCATCGGATCATCAAGTGGATAGCGTTTCATAATCTCACGTGCAGCCGCTGTGCGGTCTTTAATCAATGGCGGACGTTTGATTGTGCCACCATCTACGTTATTGGGTATCTCTTCTGTTTCTTCGCCACGTAGCACTCGCGTTAGATACTGGAGTACTTCCTTAGCGTCCGCAATCTTATGCGACTCAATTTCGGCCATTCTAGCGTCAATATATGATTTAACCCTAGCATTTCCTAGCATTCGGTTTGCATTAACACCAGCGACTTTTTCAGATTTAACTCTATATCCCGCTTTAATATAAGATTGTGTGGCATTGCCACTCTTAATGTACTCATCAGCAAACAAGCGTTGTTTCTGCGTCAATTTCATGGCATCTGCCACACCACCTTTCGAATTTAATTATGTCTAGCCTTTAAAACCGGTGGCTTGATAGAGTACTCAACCGGTTTGTCTTTAACTCGTTCTGGATGTTGCTTGCGATAGATCTTGTCAGCAAGCACGAGCAGCTTATGCTCTTCGAACGAGCAGACACCCCAGTCCTTATACGCTCTCATCAAGTCACTTCCTTAGCCAAAATAAAAAGCCAGCCGTTAAGCTGAGCTTGCGTCCATCTAAAGCCTAAATCGACAGACAAGAGAGTTGATTGCTGCTTGAGTAGCATTACCCGAAATAATGAAGCGTTGTTGCTTTTGTGTTAATTTTTGAGTAATGCTACTCACCTCCTTAAATTAAAAAAACGCTAACCATAGTTAGCGTTGTATTCCTCGACAAAATATTATTATTTCCGCGTGTTAATTGCTTCCCCTTGTGTAATAGCAGTTGCCCTTTTCAATACTTCATCTTGCAAGTTGCTTATGCCGGTAAATCCATTCTCATAAATTATCATATACTCTTGCTGGACATCAAATGGAAATTTCCCATGATAATCGTCATTAAAGCTGGCCTTACTGCATATAGGTATAACGGTTTTGCCAACTGTATCGCAAATACCAAGCTCATAAAATACATTTGAATTCTTCTTGCTTAAATCAGCAATAATAAATTTAGATTGCATGATATCTTGCCAAATATTTTCCACCATGTCATTTCCACGGCGTGGATCAAAAATATCTCCAGATTTTATGACATCAATTCCCAATTCATCATCTAATTTCTTGGCAATGGCATCATAAGCTTCTTGAATCTCGGCATCATCAAATTGCATAACATAAAAACATTGAGAAGGTTTTACAATAATTCCTCTTGCTTTAAATCTAGGATTAATATCCATTATGCCATTCTTCCTTTCAAATTCATTAATAAGTTGTCGACGTACTTTCACAAAACAAGTAAAAAACGAGAAGCTCGATGAATCAATATTTTTACCACTAGGGTAAGCTTGGATTTTGCCATGCAAATTATTAAAAATCTCTAATTTTTCAGCTTTACTTTTATCAAAGTTCTCTTTTACAAACGCAAGGCTCTTATCAAATTGATCAATATTCACATCAAAAAAGTAGTCAAATTTAAAGCCCAATTGTTTAATTCCTATATTGTTAGCATCATCTAACGAAGGTAATTGCTCCTGTTCATATATTTGATATGCGATGGTACTAAGTTCAGCTATCGCTTTATCATCTCCCAAAAACACACGAAAATCCTCTTTACCAAATGACACAAGAATGTTCTTGGGAGTCATAAGTGAATAATCATAATTTTGTATGTCTATATCTAAAACTAAAAATAAGGAATCTAAAAATTCATAGAAGTCTTCACTTTCAATATTAAAAAACTTTTCTGATTCCTTAGGTTTATGGAGAGTATTAAACGCATTCGAATAATATGCCATTTTATTTTCACCTCGTTCATATAATACAAAAGCCCGGTCACAATAACCAGGCTGAGGTAAAAATAAAATGATCGTAGTTTATCGTCATTTCGGACGAATGATGGCCTGCAGAGTCGAACTGCAGCATCCCCACCTGAAGTATAGGGATGACCGTACCGTCTGCCTTTCTGAGCCTAAATCGAAAGACAAGAGAGTGAATTGCGCTACTCTCAACGGAAGCAGCAGGATTCGAACCTGCGAACGCCTTTTAGCGTTGCCACTATGCTTCCACGCTGTCGAGGACTAGCCTCGATACGTTGTCCTGGCAGGTATGAGTCGTTGATAAGCAAATGTAGAAATTAAAGCCAGGAAATGGATAGGTAAGGGACTCGCACCCTTTTTGCGCTGCGACATGATGTTGAAACGCAGTGCCCACCTGGGACCTTCCAGCCGGTGTTGGTAGAAGAACACCGACAGCGCTGCTGTGTGTCAGCGCAATACCGCACGGTGGAATCGAACCACCTAGCCGTGTGAGCAGCTAACCGTTTGCGGTGCCTAGTTTATGGTTTGGAAAAAATAAATTAAAATTCCCGTTGATGCGGGAAAGCACCATGTGGGAGTCGAACCCACGCGCAGCCGTATTTGAAACGCACATTAATCATTCACTCGTTTGTTCCCACAATACTTGAAAGGAGGTTCCATACGAACATATGGATTGAATTGAACTAATTGTTAGTCTTCATCGCAGTTGTTTTACTGATGTAATATCGTCTTGGCATAAAAGCTGCGTTCCCGGTGATGATGCATAACCAGACGCCGTAGCGCCTGTAACCATTGATGAAGAAAACAGTTTGTAGCATCCGAATAGCCCCTGTGATATTTCTATCACGATACCAGT